GGAAAGGAAAATAAAATGATTAACTTTACCGCACATGTTACCGAGTTCGAGAAGGATAATCGATACGAAGTGACTATTGAGGGAGTTTGGAGTGGCTTTACTTCCATCGATGGGCTGGAAGATAATTCTACTCTTTCGTTCCATCGGGCGCTTGCGGGTATCGTAGAGGTTTTCTTGGGTGACAACTATGATATTAACATGCTCGCTAAAACTCGTTCCAAGGAAGGACGCCCATGTCACGAATATATTGTTTCGATTAATGACGGCGACTGATATATAAAGTAAAGCCCCTAGGCAATAACCTAGGGGCTTTACTTATGTCGTGCTACTGTTTGTCTGTTACTGTGATTTGCAGACTGTCTAGTTTGGCTTTTACCGCGTCCTGCACGGTTTTTGCGATGGTGTCGGGATTGGCGCCCATTGCTTCGGATAGTGCTTTGACTGCGGCGGTGAGCGCCGTCACTTGTGCGGTCAACGCTGGGAGCATGGTGTCATGGATGCGTATTACGTCGCTGGTTGCATCGCTTACGATATCGCGGGCGTATCTGCCGTTGGGAAGTTTGTGCATCCATTGCCCCCCGACGAGTCCAGTGTCGTGCATTCGGATTACGTCGCTGGTTGCATCGCTGATAATGTCGCGTGCTGGGCGGCCGTTTGGTAGTTTGTGCGTCCAGAATCTCATGATATCTTCGTCGGTTAATGCCATTTCGTCGTCTCCTTTTAATAGTTCGTTTGCTTTGTCGATGACGCGGTTTACATCGAGTCCGTTTGGTGCCAGATCGGGACACCCGTAATGGTCTGTGCCTGGTACTTCGCGGTGCAACCATATGTTGCCGTTGAGTCCATCGTGCCACAGGTGCGTCCAACCATATCGGCGTGCGATGTCGGCACAGAGTCGGGCGGAAGCGTCCATACATGCCTGCGTGCAAGGTATTCCGTTCATACCTCCTTCGTGTTCTATGCTGATTGTTGAATTGTTCGATGTGAAATTGGCGTCGCTGCAGCTGCCGTCGTTTTCGCTCACGTATTGATGGATTGCGCCGTCCGCGCCGATACCATAGTGCGCGCTTGCCTGCGAGTCGGCGCTTAAAAATACGCTGTCCGTTCCGGCGAGATGGCCGACCATGATATGCAGAGTTATGTGTGTCACGGAGTGTCCGCTGCGCCCATGATAATGGTTCGGCGAGCCTATCCATTTCACGCCGTCCATCATTCCGCCTTATGCTTGCCGCTTGCGGATTGTGCGAAAATCTGCATGAATGGTGCGTCCGCTAGTTCCGGGTTGATTACGGTGATGTTTTCCAGAATCGACGTGAGTTCGATCAAGCATATTCCGCCGACCGTGCAGACGAATACGGACACCGGCAGCCCTAAATCGACATGCAGGTTAACCTCATCGATAAACCATGCTGTCAATGTGAGGATTATATAGGCGAACTTGTGGCCTAATCCCTCACGCATTTTTTTCGAGCTTAGATTGTTCTGCATGATGGCTTTCGCCACGCCGGTGACGTAATCGGTGACAATGAAGAACGTGACTGCGATGGCACACCATACGTCTGCTGTTGTCATTGTTATTGTTCCTTCCTATTTGCCTAGCAATTCTCCGATAATCAAGCCGAAGTCTGCTTTGACTTGAGAGTCATCGAACCGTATTTTACCAAGTCGATAGCCGGTTGTCAGTCGGCGTATTATATCATCCGACTTTTTGACGTACCATGTTTTTTCGTCAACGTGGTTCGGGTCGAGCGTGTAGACGGGTCGATTGTTGTCTTTGGGGATGCGCCGTGAAACATATTGTGAAACATGTCCGTCGCGTTCGGACACGCTCACCCAAATGCCAAAACGTGCATAGTCGGTAGTGTCCAGCACATATGACAGTTCGCCGTCTTGTGGTATCTGCGCTATCAGCGTATCCGACTCGTCACGGAATTTATTGCGTATCGCATAATCCGCGTAATCGCCATCGTATTTTTCCAAGAATCTTCCGAATTTTGATTTCGAGACTTTCGCACTGAACCCGCCATAGTCAGCAAGTTCCAAGCAAATAAACCCACTGCAATAGAGCCTGTATTGTTGTTGGTTTTGCTGTTGTGCTCCAATGTCCAGTCGGTATTTTGCGAAATACGGATTAGCCTTTTGGACCGCGTTGGACAGAAATAGTACTTTTGTTCGGTCTTGCCATCTGTCTACGGTATTGTAAAATTCGGAAAACGAGTTTACCTCGTTACTTAAAAATCGCAGGTTGTCGGGGAAAATCTCGTCGAAAATAATCAAGTGTACTTTAGGATAGGCGACTGACTTGAGTCCACCTGCTTGCGAGAGTGCGACGAAATAGCAGCATGTCCGCCAATCCTTTTCATCCCAAGAAGCCTTATGAATTTGCCCTTTTTCACCGTTCACACGAAACTCGAACGAAGGGAAAAACTCCTGAATGTCCTTGAAAAACGTCTCTTTCCTATGCTGTTCCACGTCAGTACGTCGGAGATAAATGAATTCATGGCCGTTCTTGATGTACTCTTTGATGCCGTACCGTTTGGCGGCGAACGTCTTACCTAAACCGCGCGCGCCGATCACGAAATTCCACGAAGCGTTACGAGTGAGCAGATTATGCAAATCGTAATAATCGCCCTCGTCAAGCGTTTGCAATGTCATGCTTGCAACCCTCCTAAAACTAGTGGAGAGCGTGCGCCATGACTCGCACGCCCTCCACCAACCTATCATTGGCGGCCGTTCAAGGGGAAAGGTCATCACACAACCACCGCCACTATTAAGTATACCACACTTTTAGAATGCTGGGGGATTAGACTTGCCATCCCAAACACTCAATAACGAATACGCCTGATTGTATCGCGTCGTATACGGGCCGAATGGAAACGTGGCTAGAATATTATTTTTGAGCTGTGCAAGGTTCGATGCCTTCGGCACCTTGAGGGCATTAGCGGGCGACTGATGGTATGCAGTCACCCACAAAATTTGCATCTTGGTATCACTGTATTCTTTCGGATAGCCCTGATAGTCTTCCGCGAACTGCTTTCGCTGTCCCTCTTTTGACTCATTCCGTCCTGCCCACGCGCGGAACGCGGCCGCTTCCGCAGAGGTAAGAGAGCGCTTGAACGTGCCGCCCGACTCCATGAGTGCGGCGATTTCAGGTGCGGCGGTTTTGAACATTGCATATCCGGTTGGGTCGGCGGCTTTCATCGCGTTGAGCACTTGCAATCGACGCTCGAAACTCCATTGCGCTATCCCAATGCCTTGGAGGTTCGCGGCTTCGACTGCATCCCAGCGTAAGCCCGCTTCGACTGTACCGACTACGTAGAGGGCGTACGAGTTTTCCGGTGATATCGAGGTGGACGGATGCGCCTGTCCGTTATCACTGGACGGCTGGGATTGCGACGCTTTTTCGGAAAAATTGTTGGCGGTGGTCTTGTAAAAGATGCGTGTCCGTGTTCCGGCATTATCGCTTTCGTACAAGTATAAATTGTCGCCTTGCCAATGTATCCACGCGCCACCACGCGCTGAGTCGGCGGAACCGTGGCTATTGTCGCCGGTCGGGTTCTTCTCTGTTGAAGACGTACCTCCCCCTTCGCCTAGCGCTTTCGGATGCAGATAGCCTAGGAACGCGGTTAGGTCGAACGTCATACGTTGCGCTGGATTGGGGTTTTGAGATAATACGGTGATACGTCCGTTATGCACGCCATCCTCCACTACGATGCTCACGTGCGAGCCGGTGTGTTGGCTTGAGAAATTCCAGAACGCCACATCCCCTTTGACGGGGCTGTAGTCGGCGGGCTTCTTTTCGAAAATTTGCGCCATCTTCGCGTTCGTGGGGAACCGCGTGTAGTTACCTTCCGCGTATCCGGTTGGCGTGATGCAATCACTTACTGACGCACCGTACAAGTCCATGCAGTATTTCGCCCACAAGTCCCAACACTGAGCGCCATACGCTCCATCCATGTCCCAAAATCGGCCTTGAGTCTGCCTAATCCAATCATCAAAAGTAATAGCCATGCCACCATTATAGCGGCATGGCTATTGTTAATAGACTGTCATTTGGAGATTCGGAACACGCTCAGCACGGCATAGTTGATAGTGCCAGAGATTTCCTTGGTCGTGTCGTTCGACCTGATTTTCAACGCAATCTCGTCCCCCGAGGTCAGTTTGTAGGGGCGGCACGGGAATGCCGCGTACTGTGCGCCACGAATCGCGCCGTTTGCTCCTACCACCATTGACGCCGGAGCCGTCGCCATAATGGAATTGTTCACGTAGACGAGCAGTTCGATACCTCGATACGAGTCATCGTTCGTAAAGGTTATCGCTCCGACACGCATGTCCGCTGAAACAAGATAAACGCCGTCTTTTGAGACGTGCATGCTTTTTCGATTGGCCGATAGGGTGATTACGCCGTCTTCGTCATCAAACGACGTAGTGGCGTCGTGCGCGTCAAAAACAATTGTCTTCGGTGTTGGCGCATTTGCGGCAACGGTGAACGGTGCGTTGCTGACCTTAGCCACCGCTACGTTAGCATGCCGCAGAAAAGTGCTGTTGACATATTGCTTCGTCGCGTAATCTGTTTTGATTCCGGCAATGTCCGTAGTGTGGCCGTCTATCGTGTTTTTGAGATCAGTGGCCTTAGTGGCAGTGTTGGCGTTGAGGGCGGTCAATGCCGTCTTGTTTGCGGCAGCGTCCGAGCTTGCTTTATCCCATTTGGTTTTAGCGGTTGCGGCATGTCCGGCGGTGTCCGCGCCAAGTGCGGTGAGGTTGGCGGCATTGGCGTCTGCCTTGCTGTTTGCGGCGGTTGCGTCCGCACCGGCTTTATCCCACTTCGTTTGTTTAAATGTTGCTTTGTCTACTGTGTTGTCGCCAATCAGTGCCTTGACCACTTCCTCGTCATGCGTTTCACGCGACTCTACACCTTCGATGCGGTTAAGGTGCTTTTCAAGCGTATCGTCAATGGTTCGCATGGAGCCGTTGTAGCCGTCACGCAGGTCGGCTGGGTCATTGTCGCCATACAAGTTAAGCCCGTAATTATCGGTTTTATTGTATACGGTAGCCATTCCGGTTAGTCCTTCTCTCTGATCTGAGTATTAAGCTGAGTCAAAATCTGGTCAAGCATACGCATGGCGCGGTTGTAACCGTCGCGCAAGTCCATTGGTGTCGCGTCATTATAGAGCGGCAACCCCCAGTGACGAGTCACGTCATATCCCGCGGCATTCACCGGCGTGATCTGCTGTCCGTTGTCTGCCATAATGCGTGTCACACCCCTGACGCGGTGATGGAAACGAACGGCAAGCCCTCCGCAGTGACTTTGGTGTCGCTGAGGTTCTTGACGGTATACTGTCCGCCACTGGTTGCCGGAACGCGGTTAAGGAAATGATTAAGCGCGGTGCCGAGCGCGTTGGCGTTCGCGGCGCTCAATCCGAGAGCGGTGGTGAACGCGCTCAATCCTTCCGGTAGTGACTCCGGTGTCGGGATTGCGTCAATCCTGTCCGCCTGCGTTTTCAGCGTCGTATCGAGGATGTCCATTGATCGGTTATACTGTCCCTCAAGATTCGGCGCGTCGGTAGCGTCATACTTCTCAAGATTATAATTTGGTGTTTTAGCAGTCATTTGCCGTAATCCTTCCTATTATTTTGCGATTTTCATAAAATTATTAACTACGACGCCATTGGCGAGATTCTCGACAGTCAGCGGGTTGACGGGTTCGCCGTCATCCACGTGTACGTCGCGTGGCGTGATGCGTGGTTCGTCGTTGTGAAAAATGGTTTTGTTGCCGAGTACGGCGAGCTCAAGGCACGTGTGCGCGGCGGCCATTGGCGTGGATAGTTGCGCCATTTGGTTGACGCGCGCGCCGAACACGGCCAGTTCGCGGTACATGTCGCGATTCGTGTTTTTCGAGTCTTCATACTTGCCACGGGTCGGATTGTAGGTTAAGGCAGAGTCTTCGTACTGTCCAACCTGCTTTTCCAAATCATCCAAGGTTTTATTGATGCGCTCGAACTGTTCGTTAAAACCGGCTATCAGCTGTTTGATGGCTTCGACGTCCGCGTTCTCGTCCTTTGCGAGATTGTCGAGCTGTTCGCGCAATTCGTCCAGATGGCTTGCAACCTCCTGAACGTAACCGAGCACCGTCAACGTGTCGCGGTACGAGAACGGCTGAACTGTAGTGAAATACCTTTGTCGCGGATCAATGTCGAGCGGCGCGGCGCACATGTTAATTCCGTTCATGCGTTCCTCCAATCTGTCTATGTCAAGTATACTCTAGTGACCTAGATTGTAGGCGAGACTCGTGCTGTAAAGTTGCGGCACGTTGGTCATATTGTCGCCACTGCCCCACATGCCTAAAAATAGGTCTTCGAGCGAGTTTATAACCATCATGTCGATATTGAGCATGGTATTACGCCAATCCTGCAACAATTGGGATTGCGAACCACTGGTACCGAGGGTATGCGACACACTATTACCTTTATCGGAGGAATGCGAAAAATCGGTGTTGCTGGTACTGGATGCGGTGGTGCTACTGTCCTGCTGTGCACTCGTATGCGTGTTGCCGGTCGAGTCGGTCTGCGAAGCACTGGTGGCAAATTGTTTGAAATCATCAATACGCGTCTGCGGAAACTCGGAATTGAACGTCATGCTGGAATTGTCGGCGGTGGTGTCGGACGTGCTGTTAGCGCTGGACTCGTTCGACTGTGTGCCGCTTGATTTCCCACTGGACTCGTTCGTACTGGTTGAGTCCATTTCCTGCCGGATATCGGACGTGACGAACGGGTCGAACTTGCGCCGTGCCGACAAATAGAGCTGGTTGAAATAGTCCATCTGCTCCCGCATGGTTCGCCCTAAATAAAACACGAACATTTGTGGCGTTTCGCTACCGATCTCTCGCAGTGCGTAGTGTGCCACGATTTTCTCGTTCAGCTTCTCCCTATATTTTTCGTCGAAAATCGGGTAATATTGCGAGCTTAAATGCAGTTTTTCGTCCGTATCGAAACCGCGTGCAATCAGATTACCAAGCGTCAAAGTGTAATCCGCCATGCTGTCTTTGACAGCATACATGCTCAAGTCCTGCACCATTAGTTTTCTTCCTCCTTGTTTCCGTCGACATCCAGCAAGCCGCCGCTCGTGGTGTCGTTCCACTCGATACTGATAGGATGTCCCGAGTCGGCCATTTGCGGCCACAACCGGTTAATCGTATCGCACGCCTGTTGACGCGCCTTAAGATAGCTCAGACGGAAAACGTTCGTACGACTGTTTCCAGCCGTCACTTCCGACTCAAGCAGACGTTCCTTCTTCTCCGTAGTGCTGTTGTCGATACCGAGGTAGTTGACAAGTTCGTTCCAGATCTGCGTTTTCGTCGTAATGATTTTATCCGCCATAAAGGGCGTCATGTTCGGAAAGGTTTGAAACATTCCAGTAATATCCGCGCTGTCATACGCGTAGATATAAGGGTCTCCGTCTTCTCGCGCCTTAATAAGATTTTGTGCGGTGAGTTTGTTGGTTTCGGAGGTGGCGATAATCAGGGGCACGCTAATGTTGTCCAGGTTCACGTCTAGCGCGCGGTCAGCAATCGCCAATCGCGTGGCGTAATTCCACATGACATCGATCATGGTACAACGCAACTGATTATCCCAAATCGGCACACATTCCTTTGAGCCAATCTGCGGATGCGAGTAATTCGTGGCTACCGGCTGAAAACTGGTCGGATTGTTATAGTTGTTGACTCCGCCGATATTGCCGGAAGTCACCATGAAACGATGGACGCCCTTGCGTTTATCTGGGAAAAAGAGCGCCAAGCCGTTCTCGAATAGTGTCAGTTCCAAATATCGTTCGTCAATGTAGGGGGGCAGGTTAATCCACTTGAAACGCGACACCGCCAACATTTCAATCAGCTTCATATACTGATTGATGCGCAGCGACTGCCGCATTTCAGGAAGATTCAAATTGCCCCACATTGACCCTAAAACGCTCTGGTTATCCCAGTGCGCGGCCTTACGCGCGTTATTGCGCTTGCCCATAATCACCGTCCTAAAAAAATAATGGAGAGATCTTAATATGCTCTCTCCATTATATATGTCAGTACGCGATACCGGCTAGTGGCACGTTGTCCGCATAATCGGTGACTCCGATTTTATCAGGGTCAGTCCATACTGTCACGCCGGACTCAAAAATACCTTTGACTGTGAGCCGGTATTCTTCCGGACACGTCGAGCTGCGCACATACAATTCATGCAACTTCCAATACGTGAAATTGTTCATTGCCATGAGATTTTCCGGCAGCTTCATAAATCGTTGCACGTAATATCCGTATCTTAGCCATACTTCACCAATGGAGCGCATGGCCGCGGGTGGTATCTGCCTGAACCGTACCATGACGCCGATTAGTCCGTTCGCAAGATTGAACGCGTCGCCACCCAATGCGCCGGACGTGGTAGGGGGTACTGTTTGCGTCTGTTGCACCTGAGCGTTGATACCGGCGATTGTGTTTTCGTAATCGCCTTGCGCCGTCGCCTGAGCAAGTTGCCTGTTCATATCCGCGAACTGCAAAGTTTGCTGATTGCTGAGGTTTGTTTGTGCGAGACCGTAGGCGTTGGCCTGTGAAGTCGATGCGTTGTTGGTGGTCTGCGTGTTCGCAAGTTGCTGGTTGGCCGTGCTCACGTTGTTATCGTAGGTCATCTGGTTTGTCCATGCGCCGATCGCGGTGCCTGCGATGGCGCCGGCCACACCGCCAACATTGCCTGTGACGGCGGAACCAACCGCGTTCGCCACACCCGAACCGATAGTGTTGAGTTGCGACATCTGGTTGTTGAATCCGAGGTTTTTCAATGTCAGATCGGTGCTCATCTGTGCAGACTGGTTGCTGATGGCGTTCATGGCGTTGCGGTTTGACATTCCGAGCCGGTTTTGGGCGCTTGCATACTGTGTGCCGAGTTGCGCTTGCGCGTAGGCGTTGTTGATGCCCATTTGCGTTTTCTGCTGTGCCCAATCGGCCGACTGTTGCGCATACGCCCTCGTGTAGGCACTATTAGCCAAGGCCAAGGCACTACCGTTGTTAACCGTCATAAAGGTTGGGAAATTGGTGATGCCGAAACTTGCGTTGAGCATTTCGCCGGAGTCAATCGGCAAACCGGAATTGTTAGGCAACGGCGACTGTTCGCTGACATCACCTGCGTTGTAACCGCGCGGATAAAAATTAAGTCGCGGAGAAGGGGGAGCATAGTCCCACGACTCCCGAATAGTCAAGTCAGCGCTTGGTATCTGCTCAGGATTGTAGGTAATCACAGTGCCGTTAAGACAAGAACACTCCAGTATCGCATATGGTGCAGTGCGGAATTTTTGGAGATACTTGTACCGTTCCGGTAGCTTGAAATTATCACGAAAATTTGCAATGTGGATGATGTCGGCGTAGCGACTTCTGGCGTCATTATGCCGTATCTCAAGCCGGTAGCAGTCGCCGCGCCAGTCGATCATGTGGTTGAAGAACACGCCCGGCTTCTGCTGGTTTTTCAGCAATGAGTCGGGGAGCTGTGGTATGGCGTAGATGCCGCAAATGCCCTGTGTCACCCAAGGATATTCCGCGCCAGCGCCCATTACGGCGAGGAAGTCCAAGGCGTCCGAGAAATAGTATAATGCGGTGCCGTTCGTATGGTTTTCAAAAGCGCTGCCGTCCGCGCACGTGGTTTTCGGCGCGCTTGCCGTGCCGGGGTCAGTGTCCAGCTTTGTCGTGGATACCACGAGCACGCCGAATGTGGTGTAGCCGTTCGTTTCGCCAATCAGACTCTTGTACCACTGTCCAGTGACCACCATTGCCTTGCCTGTGTCCAGACCTTCCGGCAGGTCAAGATAGGTGCGGCCATAATCTTTCCAAGCGTTCTCGTTCGCAATGCCGACATGTCCCCTTTCCACGTACGCGTTACCGAGCTGGATGTCATGCTGGAAGCTCTGCCACACGTCAAGCTGGATGTTCAGCTGCGTCGTGTGGGCGTTGACGTAATCGCACGTCTGGACAAAATAATACCAACTACGGGGGGTATCGAAGTCATAGTCATTCGTCGCAATCAGATAATTGTATTGACTGGCTTGCGCGAACGGCACCGGCAGTCGCACCGGCAGTCCGTATTTCGCCATCGTGCAGTCCGCAAACTCGATGCCGTCCAGTCGGTCGAAATACTCTTTTTGTGCGGTTTCGCTCCATTTCACAATATCCCTGTAACCCATATCCCACGGCACGTTACACAACTTGAAACGAGTGTTCGGCGTCCATTTCGCGTACGAGAAATTAATCGGCAGGTCGTTTGCGCTCATAAAGTCCTCCTAAAAATAATAGGTGTGGATAAAAGTCTATCCACACCTATTTTAGCGGCTGGTTGTTGTCACTATGCGGCGACGGTGACTTGTGCCGTTCCGGTGGCTCCCGCGAACTTCGCAGTGACGTTGGCGGTGCCCGCGGAAGTTCCGGTCAACACTCCGTTCGGGGTGATGGTTGCTTTGGCGTCCACAGTCCATAGTGCGAGGTTGGTCACGTCCGCGGTGTTGCCGTCCGTCTTGGTGGCAATCGCCTTAAGCGCGACATGGCCGTTAACCTTGACTGTCTTTTCGCCTTGAATATCAATGGACTCGATGGCGCCAACCTTCCAGCCGCCAAGCCAAGTGCCAACCACCGGCACGGACAGTGCGGCGGAAACCGTCTGGTCGATTTCAGGATGCGCGGGGTCGATATAGGTTGCCTGAGCCGTGACTTTCAGCACTTCGGCGGTTTCATCAAGACCACAACGCAAAATTCCGTCATTGTCGATCGAGGTGAACTGCGACGTGGCGCCCTCAAGCGCGTACTTGATGCCAACCGGCTGGAACGACGCCTCAGCCTTGTTGGCGCTGGAAATGACGGACTCAACCTGCACCAAGTCACCACGCGACACGTTTTCCGGCGTGATGGCAGGCTGTCCATACTTCTTCACGCGCAAGGTAAACTCAGGCTTCGAGGTGGTGAGCGTATCCGGCAGAGTCACGGACTCGGCGGAGCCTTCGCCAGTCCAGAACAGAATTGCATTAGCGAACGGATTAGGGGTAATGCTGCCACGGTGCTTGAAAAAAATGTTGCGCGTTCCGTCAATCGGGTTCACTGGACTGTTCGTCGTTTCCAGCATTTCGTCCCAGCAGAAGAAGAAGTCTTCGGTGGTGAGAACTGCCTGAACCTTACCGGCCGCACCGCCGATACCGAACATATCCTCCGGAATCGGAATGATGCGATACGGCACGTTCACTTTATCGATGTTGAACGCTGCGGCCAAAGCCTCGACGTTGAGCGCGGCGATAACCTGCGGAGTGGCGAAAAGGATGGCTTCCGAATCACGCCACGGAGTCACCCAGCTCATCGCATTATAGCGTGGCATGGCGCTCATTGGCGACGCCTTCAACTCGTTCGCCACCTGCTGAATGAGACGCAACAGGCCCTTTGCGTCCGCTTCGGTCGAGTCGGCCTTACCAACGTCGGGGGTATGCACGCGGTAGAAGCCACCCTTGCGAGCGTACTCGGCAAACGTCTGCGTCTTCATCAGGTACATATCGTTTCTATCCGAGAGGATAGGCGCGTTCATAATTTCGCTGATGTAATCCGACATGCCGCTTTCGCCGTCGAACGCAGTAAGCAAGGCGTCTTCCGGAATGGTGACGGGGTAATAGTGGTCGAAAGTCAGGGGGTGGAATACCGAAGCAGTCGGAAGCGAGTAACGCCCGTAAACATCATCGCCAAGGTATTCCTTGTTGAAGTTGCGAGTGCGTGCCTTGACCAAGCCGACTGCGGCCTGTTCATAGGTGCTTCCGTAGCGCTTGAGAGTGCGCGGCGAGCCAATAAGTTTGAGCGGGTCATCCCAATCCGCATGCTGGACGTAAAGACCGATTAGTCGCTGGATTAGAACGCCGGTGAACTCGTCGCGCAAGTATGGAAAGTTGCGCATGGTGTCCACCGCGTTACGGATATTGCCCTGAGTCGCGGACGGAATACGTGTCTGGAACTGCGGTGAAGTGGCGGAACGCACGGCGTTGAAAATCTCAACGTCACCCTTGCCTGCGAGTGGTCGAATATTAGACATTGTTTATACCTTCCTTATTTAGTCAAACAAATCTTCGATGGACTCTTCTTTATCATCGCCGTCACCGTCGTTATCAGACGGTGCGGGGTCGTTGTAGCCGAGCGTGTCCATCATGGCTTTCAGTGCGGCCAATTCTTTTTCGAGCGCGTCAAGGCGTGCGGAAACGTCCGGCTCCTGCTTCGGTTCCGGTTCCGGTTCCGGCTCTTCTTTTGGTTTAACCTCGTCATCCACGGTTTCCGTCTGCTGTTCCTCTTCGGTCGGCGGCGTGGTAGTATTTTCTTCGCCGTCATTGTCTGGGTCTGCCATGCAAATTCTCCTTACGTTGGTAGAGTGTTTCCATCAAAATTATACCATGCTCGACGAAAATAAAATGACCCCCGCAATCACGCGGAGGTCTAACTGTCCTATCAGAGCGCAAATTGAAAATCGTAGGGCATTGCCACCACGACAATGATTTCACAGTCGGCGGCGTTTTCAGCCGTGGCAATCCGACTCATGTTACTCCCAGTCGAGAATCGACGCTCACAAGACTCGATTATTATAGCATGACCATTGTGCCGTAATCATCCATAACCTGCGTTCCATGCCTGAACTTTTCGTACGGTATAGGTTTCTCAAACATGTTTCCGGCCATGCAGACGTCCACTTCACCGTCATCCCGCCACCCCTGATAACGATTCATTCCGAGGATAGTCAATTTCTCGTATTTGGCGGCGATTTTCCATTTGCCGAGTTCGGTTGGATGTATGTCACACGATTTCACCGGCTCCCAACCGCTCAAAATACAACCGTCCGTGTTCGCATACAAGAGTCTATCGGAGTTCGCTCTACACACGTCCATAAGCTTGCGGCGCGCACGAGCATTGACCCAAACAGGAACGGGCAGATAGTCGGTTTTCAAGTTTGACTCTTCGCGTTGTGCGACATTCCAGTCCAAGGTTATTCCGTCTTTGGAGAGGGGGAGCATGACGGCGCCTTTTGGCAGACTTGCCATTTTGCCGACTAAGGCGTTCATGACTAGTTTCGCCATCTGCTTTTTCTCGCCGGTTGATTGTTGTTTCAAGTCCCCCCATTCGTCGACGAACGAGCGGAAGAAACCTTTGGAGCGCCTGAACTTCCACCCCCTAACATACTTGTAGACACTCACTTCATAATTCTCATAGAGCAGTTCTTGGTCAATGTCAGTGAGCACGCGCGTGACGTAACCACGTGTGGAGGTAAGGCGGTTCAGTCCGTACACGCTTCGATTGTCGAGCAGAAAGGGATATCCGTCCGATTTGAGTTCCGCGCGAAACGTGAGTTCATCGCAATGCAACGGCATATCGCTATCTTCCTCGTACCTGCCTTCGTATGGTTCGGGTTCCCCCCACGGCAGCCACTCGTCCCGTAATATGGATGGATACATGGAATTACAGTCAACGTCGATAGCCTTGCCATAAGTACCTTCTTTGACCAACATAAAACCGCCGATATAGGCGTCATGCAATAACTTTTTCGTATCCGAGTCGAGTTGTGGAAATTTGTCGTAATACCATTTCCACTCGCCGGACGCGAAAGCCTCCATGCTTGCACCGCCTGCGGTGATTTTGCATAAGCCGCGGTTGTCGTATTCTCGTAGGATGTTGAGCAATTGCGTATCGGTCATGGTGATACGGCAGTTTCCTCGTAAAAGATTCGATATGTCGAAGAATCGTGCGGAATTATCACGGTCGATACGCACCGTGAAGCTGAAGAACTTGCCTTTTTTCGACACTATAGCATCCCAACTCATGTTAGAGTTGTGTTCGTTGTAAGGAAGGGAGTGTACGACATGCGCTATGAACGAGTCTAAAATGTCTGGGTCAGTCATGTAAACGGTGAGTTTGCCTCCTGACATGATGGACGCCAAAAGGCGGTTAGGCGCGGTAACGTCACGCAGGACGGTGCCGTCCGTAAATCGTATGACGTTATCAGCGCACCATAATCCCACTCTTTTATCTTGCTGCATGGTCATGGTACAACTTCCCTTGCCTACTCGTCCGCTACTTTTCCAGCGCGCCCGCTTCCGTCATCCACCTGTCGAACTGCTTGCGGGAACGCTGATAACCCTCATTGTTGTTTCGGAATATCGATGTGAAACCGTGCCGAACTGGGTCGTATACCGTCCAGTCGAACACGATACGGGGGGCGTCTGTCTGTTCGATGAACGCGCGTTTTTGCGCTGCCGATAAGCCACGGAATCGTTTTAACCGCTTCGAGCCGAGCGTGGTTGCCAAGATTTTCTCAAACACCTCATAGCGTCCGCGTGACATGTATGACGGCCATTCATGCTCACCGTACAAGTCTTCGCCCTGTTTGCCTGTTCCCCGCTTTTTGGACGGTTTGCGTTTCCGTTCGGTACGCAATCCTAATATTTCTGCAACGTCGTGCATCTGCTCACGCAGTTCATTGCGATGGCCGCTCTCCAATTGGGAGCGCACAAACGCTTCATCGCTCAGCACGTTCGTCATCTGTAGAAAATCGGCGAGTTTTGATGGGATGATCTGGTTACGTCCGAAACCCTCGCCAGTGGTTCCGGTGATCTCGGCCACGCGCTGCTCATACACGCTACGCTGTGGCATTGCCTGAGACCTGTTCCATTCGTTGATTTTCCGTCGTGCCGTATCGATTTTCCGCTGCTGATGCCTGAGCAGTTTGCGACGTTTCGCCACCGGTTCCGCGTCAATCTGCGCGTTGGTGATGGGCGTGCGTTGGGCGAACATGTAGTCTTTCTTCGTCGGTTTCTCCACGGCGGTGGTATGGTATGGGGTTGCTTTCGCTTCCGCTATGGCCTGTTTCTTCTGCCGTTCCCACTCCTTGCCCAGTGTTTTGGCGATGTTGACTAGTTGTTTGTCTGCGGTTTTGGCGAGATTCGAGCGTGAGTATGAGCCAAGCTGTGTAATGTCGCGTGCGGCGCGGGCTTGCGCGGCCTGTATCTTCTTAATATGCTTGCGTTGCTGTCTATCGGCTTTGATGGCAATGTTGCTGGTATCCGGCTTTTGGTGGGTGCGATAGTTCTGTGATACGACTGCGCGGGGTGCTGGTTTTTTCCTCTTCCGTGACATGGTTGCAGTCCTTTCAGATAGAGAGAGCACCCAACAAGGGGTGCTCTCATGGTGAACTCACATTGCGATTATAGCAAGTTTACTTCGATTCTTCGTCCACCGGCTCAATGCTGAAAAACTTGAAACCACGGCGGGAGCGGCGTTCGACAACCTTGATGCACAGCGGTTCCGTCCAAGTGTTCGGCGTGCCGAAGATGCCGAACATGGTGTTTAATCCGGCGGCGAGAGTCGGGGAGGTGGCCGCGTACGCCTTGTTGTCGTCGGTCACGATAATGACGCGCACGGTGTTGGAGATTTCTCCCGTCTGGTCGTCAGTCACCTGCACCGCCTGAGCGACGGCGTTCGTCATGTTCAGTGGCTCGTTGAGGTGTTCGTCGAGCTTTTCGGCGTTCTGCAATGCGCTGTAGAGCTTGATTTTGCCTTCACGGGTCGAAGTGTCGATGAAGTGCTGGACGGTGCCGAGTTCGGTGTTTTCGGTGTTGAATGCGACGAGTGCGGTATTGTTGTTTTCCATTGTTTAACCTTTCCTGGATTGTTGTTATTTGTTTTCAGGCTTATGCCTAAAATCTTTTATATCACACGTCTTCATTATTTTCAACGTCGGCGTGTCGTTTTGTATGTTCCTCTGGGTTCCACTTCTGCGGTTCCTCAAAGGTTGCATACTTGTAGAAAGTTTCCTCGTTCATGGAGACTTTTTGTGAAAAAATATTGATGGAACGCGGGATGAAGTTCGGAAACAGTCTCTTCGCACGAACCGAATACGCGCGTGCATCCTTCAAGCGTCCATCGATAACGTGTTCGGCTTCCATGAAGTCGCCGTCCACCAATTCCATGCCTTTGAGCACGGCATAGACGCGCGTACGAAATATATCGGTTTTGGTTCTAGCCAATTTTTTGCCTCCCTTGCAGTAAGATTTTTTGCAATTCATCGTCATTATACCGTGTCGTGTCCAGTCTGTCAAAATTTTTAAACACGGCGATAATCAAGTTTTGCGCTTGCGGGTTGTCGAAAATCGCGCAACAGTCATACGACGTGCCGCCCTTGACAGCGCACACCGCACACCATGCAATCAGGTTAGGCGGATTGATGGAGCCGTCCAAATATTCGACATCGAACGTGCGTGATAGGGCGGCGGCGAGTCCGTCCCACATAGAAAGACTGCCGCAAATTTGCGACACCATGACAACCGCTTGCGAAAACCATTTACTAGGCGCGTCACGCCACAGTTCACACAGCATGTTCACAGCACGGCAGCACGTTTCAAAATCACCAAAACCCATGTCGAACCGCTTCAAGTTCAGCTCACGCCTGTGGCCTTTTGTGGCACGGACAATACGTTTGCTTTCCATGATAGCGTCGTCGAAGTCGCGCATGCGATAGATAGGCTGCCTGTCATCACCGCGCCTAAACATAGCATCGTTCCTCGATCTTAAAATAGCTGATATTCTCCACATGCGAGCGGATAGTCGCCCACCGTTTAATCAAGTCCGCCGCATCCTTGTAAGAGGGCGCATAACCGACTTCGATAGGCGGTTTACGCGCATCCCTCAAATATGCGAGAGCCACAAAAGTGCTATACATGTCTCAAAACTCCAATTCGTCAACAAAATCACTGTCACCATACAACCACATGTTCAGCCACACGTCAGGACGGGGGCAGCGTTTCGGCGGATCAGTGGCGCTCCGCTTATGCTGCATTCCGGCCCAAACGCACGCAATCGCCAATATCTGTCAGCGTCCGGACACGTGCCGCACAGCCACGAATGTATCCAACCGCGAAAATACACACTAATTCCTATTCTTAAGCGGTTTGGATGCAATATCCATAGCGTCCAACACCATAGCACGCATTTCATTAGCCTTCGTAGGGTCATAACCGCACCGCGCGACACCACTAGTCAAACCTACCGGCGTATGAAACTCCACGTTATACGTCAGATAAAACAACTGTTGATGCGTGCAGTATTCAATACGCACATCACCCCCCATGTGAGGACTGTTGAACTTTCCAACACGAATATCACCATAACGCATTTCAATCATCCTTCCTAATCACATACCATAAAGGAAAATCAGTAGAGCGGCGGCAACCAAACACAATATCACCGTGACGGCAATAAAAGACATCACCTCACGAAAATCATCATGCACGGAATCACTCAAGCCGACAACGGCAAGAGAAATACCCACTACGAGCGCGAAAAACAAAATCGCGCATCCAATGAAACGGAAAACCACCAAACAACCACTCCTATATCATACCAAAAACGACAACAACGCCAATAATGCACGCGCAGATAACGAAAACGGAAGCGAACATGTCAACTACCCCTTTCAGCACGCTTGGAAAGCAAAAACGTAACCGGAGGCGTATCCTTCACAAGTCTCATACGAGAGAGTATGACATCATGTTTGCTGGATACTTCTCTGCGGATATGAGACTTAGCCCCTCGAAGAGTTCTATTCTTACCAATGTCCAGCATGTAAAAATCATCAATATCGGTGAAGAAAACAACAGCTGTTCTAGCCCACCAACTGATAACTATCACGGTATTCATTTTATTTGCCATCATCATTCTCCCTTCCGGTTGGCTTGATAGTAGTCAACGGAACCGTCCGTCCGCCAATACTTCAGGTTGGACAGTTCCACGCCCGTCTCCCTACGCAATTCACGGCGCATGCGCTCCTTTGCGCCCTTGACAGTAACGGCATTACCTATCGAGAAATAATGTGCGGTGTTGCAATCGGTGAATGACACCGTGACGGAATTGTGCCACCAATCAAACGAAACAACGGTGTTCATTTTATTTCCTTTCCCTTGAAGTTGATAACTACACTATAACACAAACAAAACAACGACACGCCCGAAAATAAAATGTAGCGGAACAGATAAAAAATTGACACAGTGTCAACACCAGCAATTAGATAATTAGACAAACATCTAACAATACCCCCCCAACTAAGTTACGGTTACGTAACCGTAACTTAGTTGGGGGGGTATTGTTAGATGTTTGTCTAATTATC